ATTGCTGTGTTGTTAATCCCTGAAGTATTTGCACCTAAAGAGCTTATTCCGAGTGCTGTGTTATTAGCCCCAGTGGTATTGGCAGCAAGAGAAGAAGCGCCTACCGCTGTGTTACTAGCCCCAGAAGTAAGCGCATATCCTGCATTATCACCAATGATTACGTTATTAGCACCAGTAGCAACACCGGACCCGACAGCATTGTCGCCTATAACAATGGACTGCTGGAGAGTAGTTGCATTCGAAGCAACAGCATTACCTATCAAAACATTTTCGCCGGTTCCCGTTACCATAAGTTTACCAGCGTTGCTGCCAATTGCTACATTACTGGGTGAGGTGGTTACAGCGCTGAGCGCATGACTTCCGATTGCCACGTTATTAGAAGCGATTGTATGGGCATCAAGGGCAGCATAGCCCACCGCAATATTGTGATCCCCCGTCGTGATCGCCGTACCCGCTTCGTCGCCAATGACAACGTTGTAGTTGCCGCCCGATTCTATTGAATTACCGGCGTTAACACCCGCAGCAAAGTTAGATGTACCTGCTGTTTTCTTTTGTATGTCAGCAGTAAATACTGCGTTTCCAACAACAGTTACAGTAGAAGCAAAGATAGCTGCTCCACCCACTGAGACAGTGCTTTGAAGATGTGTAGCTCCTACTACAGTCACTGTTGAAGCAAAAGTAGCTGCACCAGCAATAGATACTGTACTCTGTAAATGTGTTGCTCCAGCTACGGTTACGGTAGAATTAAGCTGTGAAGCGCCGCCTACTATCAATGCACCAGAGACTGAGACATCATCTTCAAACTCTGCTTTACCTGTAGTAAGAAATGTGCCACCTACTGATACATTGCCAAGAACATTTAAATCACCACTAACAGATACATCACCATCATAAGTAATTCCACCTGCGGCAAAGAATGTACCACCTACTGATACATTACCAGCTACATCCATATTACCTGAAACAGATACATTACTCTTAAATGTAGCAGCACCTACTGCTGTAACTGTAGATGAGAATAAAGCTGCACCTGTAACATTTAAAGCACTCTCAAGACTTGTAGCTCCACTTACTCTAACAGTACCTAAGAAACCTGTATTACCTGTGACAGTAGTAGCACCTGTAACTTTAAGAGTACCTACTAATTGGCTATTACCTGATACACAAACGTCATCATTAAATTCTGCTTTACCACCTACAACTAATCCGGCTTCAAGGCTTGTTGCGCCACTTACTCTGACAGTTCCTAAGAAACCTGTATTACCTGTTGCAGTAACTGTCCCCAGAAGCTTAGTAGTACCACTTACTGATACATTACTTTTAAATGTAGCGGCACCTACTACTGTAACTGTAGAATTAAACTGTGAAGCACCCCCTACTATTAAAGCACCAGAGACTGATACATCATCTTCAAACTCTGCTTTACCTGTAATATTACTTGTACCACCTATTGAGGTATTACCAGAAACATCAAGTGTACCATTAACTGATACACCTGTTCCTGTAGTTTTTAATCTGACAGTATTATCATGAAAAAGTTGAACATCATTATTTTCATTAAACTGAGCTACTGTTTCGTTATTAGCTGCATTAATTATATTAACTTGATTTGAACCTATAGTTATATTTCCAGTACCAGAAGTATCATTTATATAACTATTAGTACCATCATGATAAATTTGTAAGTCATCACTTGTACCTAATAAAATTTTATCATTATCTTGCATATCAAGATTATTATTAAGAGTCATTACTCCATTTACAGATACAGTACTTTGTAAATGTGTAGCTCCTACAACTGTAACAGTAGAGTTAAGTTTAGCTGCTCCACCTATTGTAACAGCACCTACAAGATTAGACGTACCACCTACAGATAGATTAGCAGATACAGCAAAGTTACCTGCAACTCTACCATCAATAATAGAGGCAGTAATTCCTGTTATATTAGAACCATCGCCATAATAAGTACTTGCACATACCGCAGCATTAACAAACTTAACTGAAGAACCATTGGCAACTAAATTGTTTCCTATTGAAACAGAATTATAAACATTAAGATTACTTACTGAAACATCTCCTCCGATGTTTGCACCAGTAATTCCTGTTATATTAGAACCATCTCCAAAATAAGCAGAGACACAGACCCTTGCATTGGCAGCCTGTACATTGGCTCCTACTATTGTTACTGTACCTCCTACAACAAGACCGCCGCTTATAGATACATTATTATCAAATGTAGCTGCGCCTGTTGCCATGAATGTTCCACCAACAGAAGTATTACCAGCGACATCTAAAGCACCAGAGACTGATACGTCATCATTAAAAGTAGCCTTAGAAGTAAACGCTGCTGCACCAAGAACATTTAAAACACCGCTTACTGAAACATTATTTTTAAATGTTGCCGCACCTACCACAGTTACAGTAGATGCAAAGTTAGCTGCACCACCTACACTAAGAGTAGAGGCCATACTTACAGCACCAGCAATGGTTACTGTACCACCTACATTTAAACCACCTGATACAGAAACATTGGAATTAAAGGTAGCTTCACCATTAACCAAAAGAATATTATTAATCAGGGCATTACTGACACAGATACTTGTAGCAAGACTTGCGGTAACACCACTTAGATTAGAACCATCACCATAAAACGCAGAAGCACATACCTTTTGATCTACATGTAAACCAGAAGCAATAGAAGTAGCACCGTCTATAACTAATGAACCTGTAAACTTAGCAGAACCAGTAGCAAGTTGGAAAGAACTATCAGTTCCATCTCCAGTTTCAATAGTAGATAGACCAGCACTAACACCAGTGTTTGTACTTACACCTACTCTTAGTAGTTGCTTATATGTATTAGCAATTGTTTTTCCGGTTAGTTCAGTCATATGAGGTTCCAATACTTGTCTGTGTCTTCCCAGTTAGTCGTAGCTTGTGCCCATGTTATATTCCTACCGCCATTATCAGGGCGTGGATCACGTATAGCAGGGTTGTCTCTGACATCGGGAATTTTATTTTGTGGATGGTTTTTTAAATCGAACTGCCCTTCAAAGTCTGTAGGACATACTAACATACCATAACTATTAAAACGCATAATCCTATGTGGATAGACAAAGCCACATGTATCACACATGGCTATTGCGTTCTTATTACTTGCCATTTTTTGTCGCCCTTCCAAAACCACGTTGAGCAATCTTAATACCTTTAGGTCGTTTTATTTTACCACCCTTACTTCTACTTGTGTAACCAAATAAATCTTTTACAAAAGGTATTTTACTTATAGGGATTTCATAATCTATACGCCCGACTTTACTCTTACCTTGTTTTGAACCTGATCCTTTTAAATCACCCCCAAAAAAATTATTAATAGCAAATTCAAGTGTTTTTTTATTAGGAATTGAATCTACGTATTTACTTGTAGGTTTGATCTTACTTCCTGAAATACTATAATCGCCAATTCTTAGTCCTACTCCACGTTCTTTTTCTCTATAATCATCTTTTCCTACTTTTAAATTTCTTATTTTTGGAATTATAGTTACTTTTTTATTTATATCTAATTCAGGTTGAAAAACAGCATCTACTGAAGGAGCTTTTCCCTTTTTTTTAGAACCTTGTATTTTAAAATTAGGTCTAACTTTATTTTTCCTTTTTTTAGGAGAAAACCGTTTCTCTAATTCCTTAAACTTTTTTTCTGTTATTTTTACCATTAGACATACCTCAATCTAGGTACAACCCTCATGGTTGCTCGTTCACGATCTTCTTGGAAGGCTCTGGCAAGAAGTTCTTCGTAGTTAGTCTTTAACATCTGTATCCTAGAAGCTTCTACACCGGGCCGTTTCATTGACATATAGTATGAAAGCCCACAGGTAAGGGCTGGAAGAAAACGTGTAGGCATATCCGCATTCTGTTCAGCAGATTTATCTACATCCTGCAATGCACTGATACGTTCAATCTTCATTATATCAGTAGAGTTCTCAGGAATAGGCCATACTGAAAGAACAGGGTTATCCCGTCCCCTGCGTATAGAATACTGAGAAGGTCTGCCTGTCTGGGTCTTATTAGGAATTATTAGATATTCTTCAGGTGAGATACGACTTAATTGAATGTCGGTACTATCTCTATTAAGAACAACCTCAAGGGCATCTATAGTAGAGCTACTGAGGCTATAAGCACCTACACTGGAAGTTACAGTAACAGCAGTAGTTTCTGTAGTCCACAGAAGAACTCCCCTGTTCTGCCAGTCTTTAAGCATAAGGTTTATTGAACGTCTAGCAGAAGCAGGTTCATGACCAAGAGTTTGCTCTCCCCCGATCATCTCCATTGCTTCTTGTATTACTTGATCTATATCAAGATTGAAATCATATGTACCTGATACTGCCATTATGTTCTATACTTTCTTGTTTTCTTAGCTATTCTTTTTGGCTGCTTCACGAACTGTTTCCCGGCAGCAGTCCCTTTTCTCTTTGCCTTGGTGGTCGCTGCATATTCCTTTGATGACAGTGCTTTGATTGCTTTCTTGGGAAGATACCGCTCGCCTGTCTTGCTGCTTGGCTTGCCTGATTTCGTTGTCCATTTTTCTTTTGTCCATTTAGCTAACTTGTTAGTAGGCTTCTTCTTACCTGAGTACGTACCACCAGCATCCTTATAATACTTAGTGGCTAACTGCATTGCTCTTGCTGAGTGCTTACCACCCATCTTGCGCTTTGCTCTTGACTTAGCCGCAGCCCACTTCTTAGGATCACGCTTCTTGGCGACTGCCATTAACGGCCTACTTTCTTCATTGCCTCTTTATGAGCAGCACCAAAAGTTTTTCCGCTTCCCATTGCTTTCTTCATACTAGCCATGTGTTTTGCTGTATGATGTACTGCGTGTTTTTTTAAAGTTTCTTTTTGCCTCATAGTGAGAGGTTTAGTTTTTTTCTTAGATATTGTTTTTTTTGGCATTAGCTACCCCTTAATTCTTTACGACGACCTTTATTAGCTGGACGCTTCTTCATACTCTTTTTAATACTACCACCATGTTTCTTCCAAGAATCTATGCTATCATTTAAAGTATCATAGTTATAATCAGGAATAGCTCTATTCTCATTTCTAAATGCATCAGCAGTTCCTACTCTACTTCCTGTAATACTTTTAAATGTCTTATCTTTTTTAAATAAATTTGTAAGACCCTTAAGATCAGGTCCACTAGTGTTTCTTTCTCTAAATGGATCATCAGATAATTCTTTTATCATAGATTTTTTATTTATTGTAGTAGGACTTTTATTTCTTTTAGAGAGTTTTCGTATTGAGAGTGGTTTTCTAACACCCTTTATCTTTTTCTTCTTTTTCTTCTCTTGTATTGCACTCATACTAACATCTCCATCTTTTACGAGCCTGTCTTAGCCTACTGTTAGGATTACTTGCAGCCTTGGGAAACTTCTTCATTTGTCCTGCTGATCTAGCACAGTAAGACTTACGTCTTGTCGCACGCTTACCAGTAGGTTTCTTTTCAGTCACAGCAGTCTGTAGTTTAGAGCCGGGGTTCTGCCTACGATACTTGGCAACACCCTTCTTGGTCATGCCAGCACCAGACTTGGTAGGGCGTTTCATTCCCTTACCAATAGTCATGCCCTTCATGTTACTCTTCTTACGCTTTACTGCCATATGTATATCTATACTTTTCTTTCATGTAGCTGATAAAAGAAACCCAGTAGTCATCCCAATTACTGTAGTCTTCTTTAATAGGTTTCTTAATATCATTGTCTAGTAAATCATAATTATCTATACCCTGATCAACAGACTCTTGGTATAGCTTTATTATTTTTTTACTATTCACTAGAATCCTCTGAGTGCTTTACCGTAACCACGGAGTGCTGCACGTTTGCGTGGTGCAGTTGTTGTACGTTTAACTGTAGTTACTTTACGTTTAGGTTTAACAGCTTTAATTATAGTTACTTTACGTTTAGGTTTAGCTTTTAAAACTTTGCCACCCTTTTTACGATATTGAGTTGTTTCTACTGTTTTACCATTAACTACTCTTGGCTTTCCCTTACGTACTTCAGGTTTCTTAGGTTTGTAAGGTTTAGCTTTTGTATTCTTAGGAACG